ATGGCATATTGTGACAAGAACGACAACATCATTGAATGGGGTAGTGAAGAGGTTATTATCCCATATAGATCACCACTTGACAATAGATTACATAGATATTTTCCTGACTTTTATGTTAAAGTAAAAGATAACTCAGGGAAACCTAAGAAATATATTATTGAAGTAAAACCCAAAAGACAATGCACTGAACCAAAGATTCAGAAGACTAAGAATAGAAAATATGTAAGAGAAGTGATGGAGTATGCTAAGAACCAAGCAAAATGGGATGCAGCAAAGGACTGGTGTAAAGATAGGATGATGGAATTTAAAATACTAACGGAGGATAACTTAGGTGTCTAGACTACAGCCAATTGTAGATAAAATGACTGGATTGCGAGATTCAGAAGAAATTATGCTGGAAGTTTTAGATGCTATACAGGATACTAAAACTATCATGCCAGAAGAAGGTGGTTTCTATACCTTTGTATATCTACCAAAGACTCCTATGATTGAATATGATGAATTTCCTTTGATAGCATGTATGGAATTAAAACGATGGGGATTTAGAGGATTTAACTATCATTGGAACACAATGAGAAATTATACATGGGCAGAAGTAGTTGGAGAATTCCATGAACTATCAGTTAGTGAGTTAAAAGATGCAAGAAGACTATCATATGCCAAATTCAAGCTAAATACATAAAAAGAGACTACAATAGTGCCAGCTAATCTCGGAAAAATACAAAGATATCCAGAGGATTTGATTGATCACAAAAGTGATTACTTTCAAATCGAAATTCTAGAGCACAAAAAATCTGACAAAAAAGGTTTTGCTGCTATTACTAAAGATAGAGAAAAAGAAATAAAGGTTAAAGATGAGAATGGGTCAGTATCTACGAAAACGGTAACGGTACAAGATTTTGATACATTTACAGGAGACTTAGCAACTGGAAACACCACACAAGTAGGTAAGAAGTACGATAACTTACCAGCTAGTAGTGTTATTATTTTACCCATACCACAAAATATAAAGGATAGTAATGGAGCTAGTTGGGGTGAGAGTAAACTAAATGATTTTGCTGCTTGGGGTCTTAATAAGATTGGAGATGCGATGAATTCAGAGACTGGGATGGAACTATTAAAGAGTCCTGGAACTTCATTTTCAGAAGTAAAAAATGCTGCTCTTGGTACTAGAGGAGGTGCTATTGCAAATTATGGAAAAATGGTAATGGCTGCTTCTGCGGCTAATGCTCTTGGTGGAAATGTTACTATAGGAGGACTACTATCAAGGGTTAGTGGTCAAGTTATTAACCAAAACCTTGAAATGGTGTTTAGTGGTGTTACAGTAAGATCTTTTAATTTTGGTTGGGATTTAGTTCCTAGAAGTATTGATGAAGCACAAGTAGTTAAAAAAATACTAAGAACTCTTAAAATAGCAAGTTCAGCAAAAATGCATAAAGATAACTTAGGATTCTTAAATGCTCCTGATATATTCAGAATAAGTTATATGAAAGGTGGTTCAAAACATCCATTCTTAAATAGATTTAAAACATGTGCTTTAGAAAGTATGAATGTTAACTATACAGGAAGTGGAACATATGCAACTTATCCTGATGGAACACCAGTTCATATGAAAATGGATTTAACCTTTAAAGAACTTAATCCAATATATGCTGAAGAACATGAAAAAGTAGCAGATGGAGGATTCTACTAATGTCTAAGCACTATTTTAGAAATTTACCAAATATTCAATACAAAAATCCCCTAGATTCTAGTGTTACTAGAAAAAATGGAGTTATTGTAAAAAATATGTTTTTAAGAGCAAAACTTAAAGATGCAATATATTCCGACTTAACTTTCCTACAAAGTTATACAATCAAAGAAGGAATGAGACCTGATACTGTTGCTGAACAAATTTATGGAAATTCAGAATTAGATTGGATTATATTAATGACTGCAAATATTATCAATGTTAGAAGCGAATGGCCAATGGATAGTAAAGTATTATATGATTACTGTGAACGCAAATATGGTACAGACTTAAATGCTACTCAATTCTACGAAACTACAGAAGTAAGAGATAACCAAGGTAGATTAATTCTTCCTGCTCAATTAAGAGTAGACTCTAATTTCACCATCCCTGATCCAGATACACACAACATAACACTAAATCCTGTTATAGGTATTAGTAATTACTTAGTAGAAACAAGAGAAAATGAGAAAAAAAGGAATATTAAAATTATGAGAGAAGAATATATGACAATGTTTATGATGGATATGAAAGATACTCTTGAGTATAGTAAATCTTCACAGACTGTTAATAAGAGATTAAAATCTACCTAAGTTTAGGTCCACTTGCCCAACCAACTAAAACTAACCTCTCACCTTTGGTGACAGGTTCTGCTCTATGTGGACATCTAGAATCAAAAACTATACTATTACCTTTACCTTTAGGTAATTCACAATGCTTATTGCAGTAATCAACAATAATTAATCCACCATCCTCATAATCCTCTGGATCAGATAGTTGAACACTCAAACTCAATTTTCTCCAGACTTTTTTATTTGGAGCAATACCATAATCACAGTGCCAATCAAAGTTACCACCTACTCCATATCTAAGAATTTGAAATTCATATAACTCTATATCAAACTCATATTTTTTATTAATAGTGTCAAATATACTACGACCTATAGATGATACAACACTATTTGATTGAGGACAATGAATATCACACAATCTAAAATCTTTTTGATCTAGATAATCAGTTTGATGGGTTTGCCAAGAATCCTCTGGCACACCAGAAAGATAAGTATCTATTTCTTTAATTGCATTATCACTCAGCGAAAGAACATAAAAAGGTTCTTCACGGGAATAATTAAATTCTTCACTCATTAAATCAATGCTTCAAGTTGGGATACAGTAGTAGCGTTAGTAATTGATGTATATGGTACTGAGGGGTTTGATTTAAGTGATGCAGATTCCCCCTTCATATCTGCTATTGCCTGAATATCAACATTCTCTTTATTAATTGTAAGATATCTAGTCTCTAGAATTTCTGTAGTGATAGTCTTAGCATCTGCAAGTTCTGCAATAACACTTTTACTCCCATGATAATATTTCCATGCAGATCTAAATGCTGTATTTGGTAGATCCGCAGCATCAATCAGAGAATACTCTGATGCAGAAATATCTTTTGATATAATAGCACTATCAGATAGAGCACAATCCACTGTGGGGATTACTACTCTACATTTGCCATCTGCTCCATTAAAGACTATGACTTTATCTCGTGCCATTACTATGCACCAGCAGTTGCGGTTACAGTTTTAGCCCAAGGGTAAGCAATTAAAACCTTTGCTTTAGCATCATCTGCATCCTTAGCATATACATCTGCTGTAAAATTGCCATTTGAGGCATCTTTATAGGTGCAAACAAAGTGATTTCCAGTGTATCCTGCCATTTTTATAAACTTAAGATATATGTTTTATTTAGGCTTATAGATCAACTTCACTCAATCCCATAGATCCAGTATACCATCCTGTAGCAATATACTTATCACTCATAGGAGGATTACCTCTATGTACATGAGTATAAGAACCTGGCCAAATTACCACAGTTCCTTTTGTTGGTTTAATTTTATATTTCTGATATAAAAACTCAGTTTCTCCACCTTCAGCGACATCATTTAAATATACCATCCATGCTATAATTCTTGTTGAAGTTACCCAACCAGTATTCTCGCTATGAAAATGATGATAACCTTTAGTAGGTTCAGTCTTTTGAAGTAGAGTAAGTGAACTTATAAATCTTTGTTGCTGAAGATAAACATATTCTCCAGAATATTCTTTAAGACATTCGTTAACATATCCATTTAATGCTTGTGCCTCACCTGGAGAGAAAGCATCCATACATATCTGTTTATCATTGACAAAATTAAATTTTCGAGGGATCACATGAGGTGACCTCTCGATAAAATCAATAATCCAATCACAAAGATTGGAGTCTACGAATTTCTCGTAAACTCCAATAAAGTCATGATACATTATTCTTCAGCTAACTGCTGGAAGTAGGAAAGTGCATCATCTTCAGCAGCAGGTGCTGCTGCAACTGCTTCAGGTTCACGATCAACATCCTCTTCTTCAACTACTCTTCTAGCAGGTGCAGCAGTAAGTTTTAGAACAGACTCAAGACGCTTCTTAAGTTCATCATAAGTCTTAAACTTATCCGCAGAAACTAACTCCTGTAAGGAATACTCCTTCTTCCAGAGTGCTTCTAGAGCATCATCATCCTTAAGGAGTGGTTTAGGAGCAGCAAACTCAGAACTATCATAGTTCCAGAAACCTGCTACCTTCTTAATCTTAACCTTAAAGTCTGCTCCTGCCCAGAAATCAAATGGGTTGAGAGGTGTCTCATCCTCGAATTCTGGTTGCATAGCACCCATGATCTTATCAAAGATCTTCTTACCAAACTTGTACAAGAATACCTGACCTTCATTAGAAGGATTAGCAGGATCCTTTACAACATAGATGTTAGCAAAGTAAGAAAGCTTACGCTTTTGGTTACGAGCAATCTGCTTATCAGACTCTACTCCACTGTTCCAAAGAGTAGTATTGTGCTCTGAGCAAGGATCCTTAGCATTCACTGTAGTCAGTGAATTCTCAATATACCATCCACCTGGTCCTTGAAAGGCGTGAGAGTATAGTTTTACCCAAGGGAGATCTTCTCCATCGGGTGCTGGTAAAAATCTTATTACGGCGTATCCGTTACCTGCTTTATCGACTTCAGGTTTCCAGAGACGGTCATCTCCTTTATTTGCTGAATTGGTTTTTTCAACCTCTTTAACAAGTTTGGCAGTAAGACTACCAAGAGATGATTGCTTTTTAAGCGATGCGAAAGACATAGATTTGGCCTGTGTTTAGTTAGATTTGGCTTTTTGTACGACTCTATTATAGGGCGGTCATGCTCCCATGTCAATACCCTTACGGACTCTTTCTAAAGTGGTCTTCATGTTAGCAAACAGAAGATTACAATCAACATCCTTAGGGAACCCCATTACTATAGCAGATTTCCGAACATTGTCAGCCATCTCCTTAGCACGAGGATCATCAGATAGTTTCATACGAGTATAAAGGATCTGCTGTTTTTCAAGCAATTCCATCAAAGAATCTAAATGATCGACTTGTTCATCTAAAGGAAGATTAGGAAAATCGAATACCTTACTATAGATATCCTCTTGCATTTCATTGATAGTCTCCATCTCCTCTCGGACAATATCTGACTCAAAGAAATCCGTCATAACCCCTCTCTGAACATTACTATTTATCTGTATTATACCATAGTTGCGACTAAAATCACCCTTCGGTTATCCG